TGGACAGCTATTCCGGGGAAAAAATCGAAATACATATTAGTGCCTGAGTGCCGCTGAACCTGTAAGAATTTCTTACAAGTTCGGCGGTGCTTTTCTTTATTCATAGAAAGGTGGTGAACCGATGCACCTGTTTGGCCGCAGACGGATTTACACCGATGCAGAAGAGATCAATCAATATAATATCGAAAAAGTGCTGAATGATGCTCTGGTTCACCACGAACAGAACGCCCGGGAGATCTCTTACCTTCGATGGTATGCCCGGGGCCGACAACCGATCCTGGAACGCCAGAAGAAAACCCGGAAGGATGTCTGCAATAATGTGGTAGAAAACATTGCCGCAGAAATCGTGGATTTCAAGATGGGCTTTTGCTTCGGCCAGCCGGTAAACACCATCAAAGCTGCCAGCGCAGATAAGGAAGCCGATATTACCAGCCTTATAGATATGTTCGTGGAACAATGTAAGGCAGATTGTGACCAGGATATCGGCCTTGACTTCTGTGTTGCCGGCATTGGGTATCGGGGCGTATTGCCAAACCTCCGGCACGGGGAGCTTGCCCCCTTCCGGCTCGTTCCCCTGAATCCTGAGACTACTTTCTGTGTCTTCAGGAACGATGTGTACCGGGATAAGGTCCTGGGAGTAAGCTATGTGAATCGCCTGGACAATACCAGACGATACACAGCTTACACTTCCACTCACCGGTACGAATTAGAAGCAGCCGGCCCGGGAGGCTTGGAGTTGGTCAATGTCAGTCCCAACGGCATTGGAGAGATCCCCATTATCGAATATACGGCCCCAGAGGGCTTTGGCTGCTTTGAGAAAGCCGTTCCGCTCATGAATGCGATAAATACTCTTGTTTCCAACAGGACGGATGATATCGCCCAGAGCGTCAGCAGCATCCTTTGGCTGCATAATGCTGAGATGTCCAAAGAGGATTTGGAGACTTTGGAAGAGCGCCTTGCAGTTATGACCAGAGATACCGGGGATGGGAGCTCTGTTCTTCTGAAATACCTTGAAAATCCTCTGGATCAGCAGACCACCCAGGCTTTGGTGGATGATATTTACGGCCATATTCTTGAAATATCGGGCGTACCAGGCCGTCAGAGCGCCGCTGAAGCCACTGGCAGCTCTACCGAGTTAGGTTCTGCCGGTTGGAGAAAAGCCCAGCATTCGGCCGAGAGAATGGTCTCAGCATGGAAGCGTGGGGAGCGTGATATGTTCCGGGTCATTTTGAGTATTTTTGATAGGAAGCAGCACATCGATCCGAAGCTGTCTGCTCTCAAAATTACAGACCTGGACACGCAATTTCTCCTGAGCAAAGCAAATAACCTCTTGGTAAAAACCCAGGGCTTGCAAAATCTCCTCGGCGCAGGGATTCACCCTCGCCTTGCGTATGAGATTTGCGATTTGTTTGCGGATCCTGAGAGCGTCTATCAAGAGTCTGAGGCCGGTGGGTATATAGAGCGTGCCTTGGCTCAGAAAAACCCGCAGCCAGAAACCGGGGATGTCTCAAATCAGCCCCAGGGCGAGGACAGATTGACCCAATCTGCAAAGAATAAGGGCTCTGTCCAAAAGCCGGAATGAGGTGAGCCATCATGACAGACGAAGAAAAAGCGACAAGCGCCTGGATCGAGAGAGAAGAAAGGCTCCTCCTCCGGGTCAAGCATTTTATAAACGAAGCAATTCAGAGCGTGGAACAGGCCGGATATGACACCATCGATGTCATTTTAGATCTTCTGGCCTCCACCCTGATATCTGAAACAGCGGAATTTCTGGAAGAGGAATACCGACAATCCTTTCAAGAAGGCGTGGATCTGGAGGAGCTGGAGCCAGATGAAGCCGCTGTAAGCGATTCAGTCCATGCCCAGGTTGACGGGCTCAGCTTTATTGACAGACTGCACCAATATGTCAATGATGCCGCTCCCCTCTCCCCTTCCATGGGCGAGCTGCTGGAGAGCGAAATAACCCGATTGGTGGCTACTGACGGCCACCGGGTACGAATTGACGCCAGGCAGCACGCCGGCGATTTTCTGGATGCGGTAGGCTTCACCGTGGAAAAAACCTGGTTATCCATGCACGATGAAAGAGTGAGGGACACGCATTTTCTTCTTCACGGTACCACAATCCCCATAGACGGATATTTTCATACCGTCAACGGCCGGAGCCAAGGTCCGGGCCTGTTCGGAATAGCCGAAGAGGATGTAAATTGCCGCTGTAGCCTATCCATTAGGAAGGTGATGTAATGTCCAATGTAGAAACCTATCTCAGCTATCTTGCCGGCACCTATGAAGGTGAGCTCCCGGAGCCTCGGCCAATACGCCAAGAGCTCTATCTTGCCGCATTGTGCGAGATTTACACGGGAGATCTTCCGGCACCGGTCACACACGCTGATTTTCTTTTACGGGAATTAGCGAAAAAAGGTGTAGGAGAAGATTTTGAGATAACAGATGCAAGGTATCTGTTTACTTCCGGGGCTCGTTTTGATGTAATGGATGTTTTATTTGAACACATTCCATATATCAAAAACGCCGCTAGTATGTTTCAGTATTGCGCTCCATCAATGTGTGGGGTTGATGATTTGTTCTCTGTATTGCCGGAGGACTTCATAGAAAAACTGAAACCAACTGAGATTACACAATCAATGTTTGCAAATGCAGGGTCATTGAAATCATTCCCGGATATTTCTTTTGATTCTGCGGTTACTATAAGCAGTATGTTTTCCGGGGCTTCCAGCCTTGAAACGGTCGGTAACATTTCCATGCCAGCAGCTCCCCCGAACAACGGATTACAGTATATGTTTCAAAGCTGTTCTAAACTCAAAACGGTTGGTGATATAACCGTTGGCAACAATGAATCCGTAGGATGCGCTTCAATGTTCAACGGCTGTTCCAATCTGGAGAATATCGGGGCCCTGAATTTCAAACCAAATTATGCGTACCAAATGTTTTACGGCTGTTCTTCCTTAAAAGAAGTGCCGAAAATGGACCTTTCTGAATGCACCTATATAAGTAATATGTTTCAAGGCTGCACCGGCTTAAACGGCACCGTAAATATAGGCAAGCATAATTCCACTAGGAACATATCGAATACTTTTGGGGGATGTAAGAACATAAAAGCCATCGAGGATTTTTATGTTTCATCTACTTCCTACGTGGCCGGTGGAACTACGTTCCCTGTCGGTTCTGCAACAGATATTGTTGCCCTAAAACGCCTGACAATCCATCCCGAGGCAACATATACCGGATTCACCTTCAATCTTTCTTTTTGCTCTTTTGAGCGCTCCGGAATGGTGGAGTTTTTTAATTCGCTGTTGGATATTACTGATAGCACCGCAAGCAGCTCTTATAAAACTATAACCATCACCGGCAACCCATGTGTTCTTGATGGATATAGCTTGTCAAAAAATACGGCATATTCAACCTACAAAACACACGAGGCTTTAATAGAATATGCCATCAAGCGATACAGGGGCTTTGATTGTCAAGGTGCCCCAATAAAATATTATTTGTCTGGCGGTAGCTCAAATAGTGCTGTTGAAGGTGTTTTCTCAGATATCACTACGGATATGTTTGACGCAGGGAATGTCTATGTACAGTTCCTTGCTGACACAATATCTGTTCCGGAAGATCAACGGCTCAGCGATAGCGATAAGCAAATCGCTATTGATAAAGGCTGGACCCTTAAAATCTAGTGCCCTAGTGCCATTCTGAACCGTTCGGAAATTCCGAACAGTTCAGGGTGGCATTTTTTCATATACGGAGAGAACCGTCATAAACACAGCGTTCCCGGATCGTAACCGGAGAATCCGCGGGGACCACCGCAGCAAAAAACGGAGGAAGAGAAATGAACCTGAAGACATTACTTGGAGAAGATTACAAAGACGGCCTGAGCATGGCCGAGATTGATACGCTCTTAGCCGGCAAGGATCTGATCGACCGTTCCCAGGCCGAGACAGATGCCAGCAACAAAATGGCTGCTCAAAAGCGCCTGTATGACAAAGCTCTGAAAGAGCTGGCAGCTGAGCGCCGTAAGAACACGGACGCCGGCGCCGAAAATGCAAACCTATTGGAGCGCATTGCCGCTCTGGAAGAAGCAGAGAGAGTATCTGCCCGGATAAGCAATATCGCCACGCACAAAGCATCTCTTATCGCCCAGGGATATTCTGAAGACCTGGCCAATTCCACGGCCGAAGCTCTGGTGGATGGGAATACAGCGGTGGTGCTGGCAAATCAGGGCAAGTTTTTGGAAGCAAAAACACAATCTTTGAAAGATGAACTTCTCAGGGGCACCCTTCCCCCAGCTGCGGGAGGCTCCGGTCCCGGTACCATCGACTATGCACGTGCAAAGGCTGACGCCATGCAAGCCGGTGATGATCTGGAGTACTTGCGCTTATGCCGAGTTGAAGCAGAGGGTATGCTTCATCCGTAAAAGCTACACATCATTATACACATACACACAGTAGGAGGTCATAGTTATGATCGAGAATCATATTGCATCGGGCCAACCCATATTGTATGCCGGTCCTCTCTTGTTCCGCTCCGGCCGTACCGACACGCCTTTCTCCTCCATGGTTGGAGGGCGCAGAAGATCTACGAATAGTGAGATCTTCATAATTGGCCAAACAGCACCAGCACCACGCCCAACAGATAGCGTGGTATCTGAAGCCGGTTCCCTTCTTGCCCCTGGATTCACGCCAAAGGGCAGAGCGCAAACAACAAATGTTACCGAGATTCATACAAAATCCATCGGTATCACGAATTACTCTACAGGTAACCGTGGAATGCTGAGCGGTCCGAATTTGGCTGGCCAAACCGGAAATCCTGCAAGCGAGCTGGATTATCAAACCCGTGAAGTGTTCCTGGAGCTGGCTCAGGACTTGGAATACAACTTCATCAATGGATCCTACCAATACCGCAACGGAGATAACACCATCCCGAACAAAACTCGTGGTATTGTAGAAGCCATTACAACAAATGTCATGGACCTTAAAGGCAATGAATTGTCCTGGAACCATCTCAACGAAATGCTGATCTCCATTGCTGACAATGGCGGCAGCACTTATGGCTTGGTGCTTGGCTGCAACACCGTAACAGCTACGCAGCTTGCGGTAGAAGCCAAGAGTGAGCGATTCGAAGTCATTACCGGCGTGGATTCCATCAACGGCATTGCCGTGACAGATATCCGCACGATTAAAGGGGTCATTCGCCTTGTAGAGCTCCGCTATTTGCCGGAGGGAACAGCGCTGATCCTGAATATCGGTGCCATCGGGCTTGTAGAGCAGCCTGACAATCACGGCAACTGGTATATGCTGCCGCTTGGCAAAGTCGGCGGTGGAGAGCGCTGGCACATCCAGGGTGCCGTTGGCCTTGACCACGGCATTGAAGAAATGCACGGAAAAATCACCGGCATTGCGACTGGCTATACTCCGTTCAAAGGCTCCAAGGTATTCATTGCGAATAACCCGGTACCGACAACTGAAGTTGTCCCTTCCCTCTCCGGAGCGAGCCTTGCTTCAGCTCAGGTTGGTGTAGCGACTGACGCTCTGACTGTTGATTACGCAGGAGTCCCTACTTCTGATCCTACATTGACATATCAATGGCAAGTAGGTAAATCAACAATCGGTATCTTCAATGACATTGAGGGAGCTACAGAAGCCACATACACACCGACTGAAGAACAGGAAGGTATGTATATCCGCTGTGAAATCACGGCATCCGGAACAGCTGAGGGCTCTGTCAAGAGTAATAGCCGCAAGGTCGCAGCTGCGGAATAAGGGAGTGAAAAAGGATGTCCCAATTGGATATGATGAAGCTCTGGCTGCCTGATATGGCAGACCAGACCTCCCTTCTGGAGTCCGCTTTGGAGCGTGCCAAGCTGGGCATCCTGGAGCTCCGCTTCCCTTTTGGGTACCCGGAAGGGCAGGAATTGGAGCCCCAATATCTCGGCCTTCAGGTGGAATGGGCAATTGAGCTCATAACCAAAATGGGCATGGTGGGTGAAACCACACACACGGA